TACTTGCAGAGACTAATGTTCCTCTCGGAGAGGATCCACCAGAGACTGATAATTCAGATCCCCTTACTCCACTCAATCAAGATTTTGTAACTCTTGATCAACTTCAAAAACACTACAAGATATTTGTAGAGAGAGTTCAATATCAACTGTCGTCAATTGGTGGAGGTGGTGCAGGATTCATCAAGGATCTTGATGATGTTGATATCACTGGACTTGCGGATAATTATATTCTGCAATATGACTCTTCAGTATCTAAGTGGAAGACTGTTGCCAACTCTGGAGTTGGGGCTGGTGGAACTTGGGCATCTAACTCTATTGGTATTCATACTACCAAGAACGTTGGTATTGCTACTACTGCAAGATCTGATTTCGCACTTTATGTTGGTGGAGATCAGTACGTTGATGGTAATATCACAGTTGGTGGAACGATTACTTATGAAGATGTCAAGAATGTAGACTCTCTTGGTATCGTTACTGCAAGAACAGGAGTTAAGGTTTTAGCAGGTGGTATTAATGTAGTTGGTGTTTCTACTATTAGCACTGGTGTCGGCACAGTTCATGTTGGTGTTGGATCCACCGCACTCTTAGTTGAGGGTGATGCAAGAGTCACTGGTATTCTTACTATTGGTCAAGGATCAATTACTTTAGATCCAAACAATAAAGAAATAACTGGTATTGATGAAATTATTGTTGGATCTGGAGCATCTTTATCATTAGCACCTTTATTTCTCAATCAAGGTAAATTTTCTGTTGATTATTCAAAGTTAACTTTAAAAGGATATAATTCAAATCTTCAAGGAACTTATGAGAGACAGAGCACTTCTTTTGTTTTAGGAACAGCTCCTAGTACATCTGGTAGTGCTAGATTCCAACAAACAAGTGGATATTATTACTTCTTACATGAAAGTGATAATTCTAAAATTATTATTTTTAATCTCGTTGATGGATTCTGGTCGGCAATTCATAGTTTTGGATCTAACTTCTCTTCTCCAAGTAGTGGGACATTAGTAAATCCGATATCAAATGTTGCATTAGTGACCCCAGTTAGGGCAACTCTTGATGGTACAGGTAGAGCATATCCAGGACCAGGAAGAGGAATTGAATACGCAACTGTAGTTACTGATCAAACATCATCTCTCGGTATTGCAACTGCAAGTTCTTTAGACGTATCTGGAATAGCAACAGTTTCTACAGCATTTTATATGCCACAGTACACAACTAGTGCAAGAGATGCTGCAACATTTAATGAAGGTGCAATGATATACAATACAACAACTAAGAAAATGGAATTCTATAACGGCACTTCTTGGATTTCACTCCCAGGTATGTCTCTTGGACTTACTGTAGCACTTGACGGATGATAAATAATAAGGAGTAATTACTCTTTTGATGGCTAAGAACGGACGATGCCCTTCGGGACAATATTACTGTTACACTGATAAAAAGTGTAAACCAATCCCTAAAGGATTTAAGGTTGTAGGACCTGCTGGAATGCTCCGTAAAGAAAATGGTCATTCTGTTGATGATACCGAAACCAAGAAAAATGGTAACGGTAATGGTAATGGTGGCAACGGCAACGGTGGCACCGTAAGTGAAGAAGGTCTCCGTGATTGGTTTGGCAAGTCTAGATCAAAGGGAGGAAAACCTGGTTGGGTTCAAGTAGTATCAGGTAAACCCTGTGCTAGACAACCTGGTCAGAAATCCACACCAAAATGCGTGTCCTCTGCAAAGAGAGCAAGCATGAGTAAATCTGAAAGAGAGTCTGCTCAAAGAAGAAAAAGAGCTGCTGATCCAGGTCAACCACAAAAGACAGGAGCAGCAAAACCCACATATGTTTCAACTGATAAACCTAAGAAGAAAATGAACGAGTCAACCGAGTTTATTACTTTACCCCTTAATATTGAAATCCCAGATAACATAAGAGATTTCAACTTAGGTTTAATGTTCCGTGAAAGTTTGGACGTAAATAGTGGTATGCTTTTCATTTTTGATGAAGTTGCAGAACAGTCTTTCCATATGAGAGAGACAAAAATTCCTCTTGATATTGCTTTCATCAAAGAGGATGGAACAATCGAAAGCATTAAACAATTAGAACCATATGACGAAAATCCAGTTGCTTCAGATGGAGAAGTAATCTGTGCGTTAGAAGTAAATCGTGGTTGGTTCGCAGAAAACAATGTAGAAGTTGGTGACGAGATTGACATTGAGGAAGGCAAGAAAGATGCTTGCTACCATAAAGTCAAGTCACGTTATTCAGTTTGGCCAAGTGCATATGCATCGGGAGCACTGGTCAAATGTAGAAAAGTTGGTGCAGCAAATTGGGGAAATAAGACAAAGAAGGAAGAATTTGAACTTGATGAAAAGTGTTGGAAAGGTTATGAGAAAAAAGGCATGAAGACTATGTTTGGAAAGAGATATCCAAACTGTGTCAAAAAAGAAGAAGTTGAAAGTGTAAAAGAGGGTGATGGTGATCCTTGTTGGGATACACATAAGCAAGTGGGTATGAAGAAAAAAGGAAACCGTATGGTTCCTAACTGTGTTCCCAAAGAAGAAGTTGAACAGATTGATGAAAAGAAAGGTTGTATGCACAACCATCAAGGTGAAGAGTGTCCAGTACATGGTAAGAAAGCATGTCCTGACATGGTTGAAGAAGCAGTTAGAATGCCAGCAAAAACTGGTAACTTAGTGAATACTGTCTTCAGATTTAGAAGTCAAACTATCATGCTGAAGATGTTCTTCCCTCAAGTATCATTACCAACTAGATCTGATGTTCAAGATCAGATTGATAAAGTTTATCCCGGTGCGAAACTACTAACGTTTAACGTATCCGAGTATGAACCTGGACAACCAGTCCTCTACGCAGAAGGCGCAGCATGGACAAAAAAGGCAGGAAAGAATAAAGAGGGAGGACTTAACGAGAAGGGACGTAAATCTTACGAAAGAGAAAATCCTGGAAGCGACCTTAAGGCACCAAGCAAGAAGGTTGGAAATCCCCGTAGAGCGTCATTCTGCGCTAGAATGAAGGGAATGAAAAAGAAACTCACCTCTTCTAAAACTGCTAACGATCCAGATAGCAGAATCAATAAGTCATTAAGAGCCTGGAACTGCTGAGTTTAATTTATGAGTGAAGTATATCTTGGTAATCCTAATCTAAAAAAAGCAAATACTTCTATTGAATTCACGGAAGATAATATTCGTGAATTCATGAAGTGTAAACAAGATCCTGTTTATTTTGCTAACAATTACATTAAGATTGTCTCTCTGGATGAGGGACTTACACAGTTTCATCCGTATCATTTTCAAGAGAAGTTAATTAACAACTTCCATGATAACAGATTTAATATCTGTAAAATGCCACGACAGACTGGTAAATCGACTACAGTCGTATCTTACCTTTTGCACTATGCTGTGTTTAATGATAGTGTAAACATTGGCATTCTGGCAAACAAAGCAGCAACCGCAAGAGAACTTCTTGGAAGGTTACAAACTGCATATGAAAACCTTCCAAGGTGGATGCAGCAAGGTATCATATCATGGAACAAAGGATCACTGGAGTTAGAAAATGGCAGTAAGATATTGGCAGCTTCTACGTCTGCAAGTGCTGTCCGAGGTATGTCGTTCAACATCCTCTTTCTCGACGAGTTCGCATTCGTCCCGAATCACGTTGCTGACTCGTTCTTTGCATCTGTTTATCCTACTATTACTTCTGGTAAAAACACCAAAGTAATTGTTGTATCTACACCACACGGTATGAATCATTTCTACCGTATGTGGCATGATGCGGAGAGAGGAAAGAATGAATATATTCCAACAGATGTTCACTGGTCAGAAGTTCCTGGTAGGGATGATGTCTGGAAAGAACAAACGATTGCAAACACATCTGAACAACAATTTAAGGTTGAGTTTGAGTGTGAATTCTTAGGTTCTGTTGATACACTGATTGCTCCTAGCAAGTTAAGGACAATGGTGTATGATAGTCCAATGCAAAGAAATGCAGGATTAGATGTATATGAGCCACCAAAAGATAATCATGATTATGTAATTACAGTTGACGTTGCTAGAGGAGTTGGAGAAGACTACTCAGCATTCGTCTGTGTGGATATTACGGAGTTTCCTCATAGAGTTGTCGCAAAATATAGAAACAATGATATTAAACCGATGTTGTTCCCAAACATCATATATGAGGTAGCAAAAAATTATAACAGTGCATTTATCTTATGTGAGGTGAATGATATTGGAGATCAGGTTGCCTCTATTCTTCAGTATGATCTTGAGTATCAGAACCTACTGATGTGTTCTATGCGAGGTAGAGCAGGTCAGATTGTTGGACAAGGTTTCTCTGGTAAGAAGACACAGTTGGGTGTCAAGATGTCCAAGACTGTGAAGAAGGTTGGTTCACTCAACCTCAAGACTCTGATTGAAGAAGATAAACTTATCTTCAATGACTATGAGATTATCTCAGAACTGACAACCTTCATCTCAAAGCACAACTCATTTGAAGCAGAAGAAGGTTGTAATGATGACTTGGCAATGTGTCTAGTCATCTATGCTTGGTTGGTTCAGATGGACTACTTTAAAGAACTGACTGACCAGGATGTTCGTAAGAGATTATACGAAGAACAAAAGAACCAGATTGAACAAGACATGGCTCCTTTTGGTTTCTTAAATGATGGTCTAGATGATGATAGTTTTGTTGATGGTGAGGGAGATAGATGGACAACAGCAGAATATGGTGATAGATCTTATATGTGGGAATATCGTTAATGGATTTAGATGGTCAGATTAAATTAGGACACCTTTTATTACAAGATAGAAAGTGTAGAGTTTGTGGTGAAACAAAAAATCTAGTTGAAGAGTTTTACAGAACCAGAAAAGACCGAGGACCAGTTGCATCTTCTTATTCATATGAGTGCAAAGAATGTACTAAAAAAAGGGTTAAGAAAAAGAATAAACCAGACATACCGTATGACCCTGTGCCCAGAATTAAGGATGTGTATCCAGATTGGTAGTTCACGTCCAGTTTCCCCTGTGAAACTATATTTTTTAATAAATATTTTCAGATAAACTGAGACTTCGGAGAACAAAAACATGGCGACTCCTCAATTATCTCCAGGCGTATTAGTCAGGGAGGTTGACTTAACAGTAGGAAGAGCTGATAATGTACTAGACAACATTGGTGCGATCGCTGGACCTTTCAAGATCGGACCAATTGACGATCCAATTGATATTTCTACAGAGCAAGAACTTATCGATACGTTCGGTAAGCCCCTGTCAACTGACTCACAGTACGAGTACTGGATGAGTGCATCATCTTTCCTTTCTTATGGGGGAGTTCTGAAGGTTGTTAGAACTGATGATACCCAACTCAACAATGCAAACGCAGGTGTTGGTATTGGTTCAACAACTTCACTGAAGATTACCAACTACGATGACTACGTTGGTTTCCATACTTCAGACAATAGCTTTACATATGCTGCTAAGAACCCTGGAACCTGGGGTAACGGACTGAAGGTTTGCACAATCGACGACTTTGCTGATCAAAGAGTTGGTATTGCAACAACTGGTCTTGCTGATGCTGGTGCAACAATCGGATTCGGTGTAACCGCATCACTCGACAATGCAGTTATTCCTGGAGCTGGATCTACTGCTGGATTTACTGGATTCCTGAAAGGCATCATCGTTGGAATGTCAACCGACGTAAATGGTGGCAGTAGCACACTTGATATTAAGGTTGTTTCTCGTGTTGAAACCGTTGGTGGTGGATCTACCGAGACTGCTGTTACTTATCAAGAAGGTTCTAATACAAGAGCATTCGGAACATCTAAAGCTCTTCACTTTGTTAACAACTCTGGTATCAATAGCACAGGAAGTCTGAGTGCAACTTATACACCAACAACTGCAATTGACTGGTATGAGCAGCAGACTCTGGGTCTGACCAACGCAACTACTTTCTGGAAAGCAATTGCACCAAGACCTACTTCCAACGTTTATGTAACTGACAGAAACGGTAAGAACGATGGTATTCACGTTGTCGTTGTTGATGACGCAGGAACTGTCACTGGAATCAAGGGTAACATTCTTGAGAAGCACATCAACCTGTCTAAAGCAGGAGATGCAATCTCTAATGTAAATGCACCTCAGAGAATCTTCTACAAGGATTATCTTGCTGACTTCTCTGCTAACATCTATGCTGGTTATAACCTTTCTCAGGCACATGACGCAGCACACAACACAACTCCAAGAGCAACTGGATTCTCAACCGACTTCACTCAGGTCACAACTGCAGATGGACTTTGGGGACAACCTGCTCAGGACGTTACGTTTGCTGGCATCGGTGCTGTAACTTACACCTTCGGTGGTGGAGTTGATTACTCCTCAACTGGTGGAATGAAGGGAGAACTTTCCAACCTGATCACTTCATACGGACTCTTCTCTAACAAAGATGAAATTGAAGTTGATTATCTGATCATGGGTCCTGGTTGTGCAACTGAAGCAGAATCACAAGCAAAAGCAAACTACCTGATTTCTGTTGCTGAAGACAGAAAAGATTGTATGGCAGTTATTGGACCTCACAGAGGAAATGTTGTTAACATCACTAACACGAACACTCAGACAGAAAATCTGATTAACTACTTCAGTTCACTGTCCTCTTCGTCTTATGCAACATTTGATAGTGGATATAAGTACACCTACGACAGATTCAATAACGAGTTCCGTTATGTTCCAACGAATGCTGACGTTGCAGGTCTCATGACTCGCACAGCAATCGTTGCATATCCTTGGTTCTCACCTGCTGGACAGCAACGTGGTGTTATCAACAATGCCGTTAAACTGGCATATAACCCCAACAAAGCACAAAGAGATCGTCTCTATCCTGCAAGAATCAACTCCTTCGTCACCACACCTGGCATCGGAACACTCCTCTTCGGTGATAAGACCGCACTCGGATATGCTTCTGCATTCGACAGAATCAACGTCCGTCGTTTGTTCCTTACCATTGAACAAGCACTGGAAAGAGCAGCACAAGCTCAACTCTTTGAACTCAACGATGAGTTAACCAGAGCTAACTTCAAGAACATCGTTGAACCTTATCTCCGTGACATCCAAGCGAAGAGAGGACTTTATGGATACATGGTTGTTTGTGATAGCACGAACAACACTCCTGACATCATCGATAATAATGAGTTTAGGGCAGACATCTTCCTGAAGCCTGCTAAGTCGATTAACTACGTAACACTTACCTTCGTTGCTACCCGCACTGGTGTTAGCTTTGAAGAAGTAGTTGGCAGAGTTTGATAGCATTATCTAAATAACAAAAGGAGGATTAAAAAATGCCACACTCTATCGAGAAAATCAAATCTACTCTGATTGGGGGCGGTGCTCGCCCCAATCTATTCCAGGTAGACTTAACGTCTTTCCCTGGATCGGGTGATACAAACTACGATTCAGATAGTTTTTCTGTTCTCTGTAAGGCAGCACAGTTGCCTGCATCAAACGTAGCATCGATTGATGTTCCATTCAGAGGCAGAATCTTCAAAGTTGCTGGTGACAGAACCTTTGATACCTGGACCGTTACAGTCATCAACGATAACGACTTCGTTATCCGTACTGCAATGGAGCGTTGGATGCAAGAGATTGCACAATATGCTGATGGATCTGGTCTGCTCAACCCAGCAGATTATCAAGTTGATGCAGTAGTCAAGCAATTCAAGAGACTCCCTTCTGACACTAATGCCAGAAGTGGTGATGGTCTTGAAACTGCTAAGAAGTACAAGTTCTACGGATTGTTCCCAACGAACATTGCTGCTATTGACCTGTCTTACGACACATCTGACACCATTGAAGAATTCACAGTTGAATTCCAAGTTCAATACTGGTCCCCAGATAACTCTGCTGACTGATCCATAAATAGATCAGACTTAAGTTAGTTTATAATAATGTCTAAGTTATTTGGGTTCTCTATTGAGGACACAGAACCACTATCTCCTGGAGCAGTCAGTCCCGTCCCCCCTAACAATGAGGACGGGAATGACCATTACATGAGTAGTGGTTTTTTTGGTTCTTATGTTGATATCGAAGGTGTATATCGCACTGAGTTTGATCTTATCAAAAGATATCGTGAAATGGCACTTCATCCCGAAGCGGATAGTGCCATTGAAGATATTGTAAATGAAGCAATCGTTTCAGATTCTAATGATAGTCCCGTTGAGATTGAACTTTCAAATCTCAATGCTAGTGACGGTATCAAAAATATAATTCGTAAAGAGTTCAAACATATTCTTGACCTTCTTGATTTTGATAAGAAGGCACACGAAATTTATAGAAATTGGTATATTGATGGTCGTATTTACTACCACAAAGTTATTGATATGAAAAATCCTGAAGCAGGTATTCAGGAACTTCGTTATATTGACGCAATGAAAATGCGTTATGTAAGACAACAAAAGAAAAAGAAAGGTGATATTAACAACGCAGTTGCAAGACTAAAAAGTGATAATCCTATGGATTATGACTTTCCTGAGATCGAAGAGTACTTCATCTATAATCCAAAATCAATGTATCCCACTGGGAACCCAGCACAAACTGGTGCATCTCAGGGTATTAAAATTGCAAGAGATGCAGTCACATACTGTACATCTGGACTAGTTGATCGTAACAAAGGATCAACCCTTTCGTATCTTCACAAAGCAATTAAATCTCTCAATCAACTTAGAATGATTGAGGATTCACTGGTCATCTATCGTTTAAGTAGAGCACCAGAACGTAGAATTTTCTACATTGACGTTGGTAATCTTCCTAAAGTAAAGGCAGAGCAATACCTTCGTGATGTGATGACTCGTTATCGCAACAAACTTGTTTATGATGCAAACACAGGAGAGATCCGTGATGACAAAAAGTACATGGCAATGCTCGA